TGGTCGAGTTTACAAAAGCATATTACAAGTTTGTCGATGAGCGTATGGATCGAAATATTCCTAAATTAAAGGATATCGACACTACGCTCTCATCATTCCTAATATTCTTTAAGAAGAAGTATCTAGCAGATCTACCACTTGATACCGTGATAGATACACGTTTTATCATCAAGCATGTATCAGATCTGTATCGAAGAAAGGGTACTCAGGAATCACTTGAACTTCTCTTCCAATTGTTCTATAATGAGCAGATAGAGGTGTTCTATCCTAGCTCGAGCATACTACGTCCTTCGGATTCGGTTTGGGGTGGTGACGTATTTCTCGAAATGCGGCCAGTATCTGTTGTTAACGACTATCCCATCCAAAAGGGTGATCGAATTTCTGGTGATATATCATCCGCCGTTGCATTTGTGGATCAAGTCAACTTCATAAACTTCTCGGGATCTCTTATTCCTATTGTATACATATCGAGCGTTATTGGTAAGTTTTCTGCTGACGACGGGCTTACTATAGTCAGAGGTGCGGCTACATTTATAATCGGAAAACTAATCTCAGGATCTATCAGCGCTATAGACGTGAGCCCCAGCGCACGGATCTCCGGTCAAAGGATAGGCGATAGACTAAAGCTAGTTTCGTCCAAGTTTGGGGCCGATGCTACCGGGTACGTACTGTCGATATCAGATTCTCCGACAGGCCAGATCACATTTGACATAGTGGACGGTGGATTCGGATATGTTGACCCCTCGTCACAATTAGCAGCAAACACTGTGGGTATAAGTAATCAAGTATTGGTAGTCGTATCCGACGCTGTAATTGATATAATGCCTGGAGATATAATATCTTGTGATGAAGTCGAAGTATCATCTCTTAGTGGGAAAGAGTATAGTTCAGCACCAACACCTATAAGCGGTACGGGAATTGTTGTAGCATACGACAGTCCTTTATTGTATGTCATAACTTCTTCATATGCAGATCGATTAGCTACTTTAAGCAGTACTGATACTGACCCACAAAGTCCGTATCTAGGCGAGTATTTGATACCAGCGGAAATGAAAAAAACGCTTTTAGGTGACGCTACTACCAATACACAGTGGGATATTATATTAGAATCAATTAGTCCTACTGGATTCGCATATGGCGATATAACTCATACGGGAAGTATGACACTACAAGATGCTACCGAGATCGTATCTTACATAATTGGCGATATGACGAATGTCGAGTATATTGATCATATCGAAACACATCTTCTTCCTGCGTTAGGCATATACGAGCAATTCGGTCTATTTCCTTCTGCGCCGGTTACTCCATCAGGAGATATCATAACCGATTCTAGAATACAAATCAAAGTTAATGATTCCAATTCTCTGTCAATTTCGGCAATTGCGGTCTATAACGATTCATCGGAATTTGAAGTATCCGACATATCGGATGTGGAAACGGTCACTCTGATTACGGATCAGATAGGCGACTATTCAAACATATCGCTAGACTCCTCTAATTATGGTATGTCTGGAGACGGAATTGAGTTTATCGACACAACACTTGCAGACGCATTCGCAGAGTTAACACTAAATCTTGGTGCAATATCAGGACTTAAGGTAACTTCTGGTGGTGCAGACTATCAGAACAATGTCTACGTTGAGGTCGCTCACACCAATGTATCAAAATTCGATAAGAAAGATATTATAATAAATTTCACCAATCCAAAATTTCTAATACAGATCGGAGAATTGATCACGCAGAACAGATATATCGAAAATCTTATATTGGGCGACGGATCAATGATGCCATATACATGTAAAGCTCGGTTTATTAGGAGAGACGGCAATGATTATTACTTTAGACAGATAAGCTTTTACGACTTTGATGAGCACTTGGGTGTATACCTCGTAGGAAACCAATACACGATTGATGGCATTAGATATGATATTGACTCTTTACCCATGGGAGCTAATGCTGCGATCGATGGTACGGCAAGTTATGAAATCGGTCAGATCGAGACTATATCGATTATCAATAGCGGTTATAGATATCAAGATGGGGAATTGGTATCAATCATCAATGATGAATCTACTAGTCCCCACTACGGTAAACTCGTTGCTACAGCCACTATACGAACATTTGGCGCTGGAAGTACGGAAGGCCGATGGAAGACTACCACGTCATTCTTAAGTGAAGCCAGTAAGAGGATTCAGGATAACAACTACTACCAGGAATACTCGTACGAAGTGTCGTCCATTATTGATCCTGCTAAGTACGAACCTCTGATCAAAGACATCGTTGGAGTTGCTGGTACAAAAATCTTCAGTTCACCTTTGATAAATAGTAGTAGTATCGTAAGCCCAAGCGTTGATATAGAGTTCAAGATCTTTGATGGCGATGTGCTTGATACAGCATATACATCAAGCATGGTCGCATCAATAGGAAATTAAAATATGTCTACTATAATACGGATAAACTAATGGCAAAAATTATTACAGAGAACTTTAGAGTTGAAACTGCTAGCGAGATGTTTGATTCACTTAAGAACAAAAACGCTACGTTAAGCGATACTTTTCTAACACTCCTTCAGTCGTATAACACCGATAATGCGCTAGGTCTTTCTTCTGCTAATACGACTGATATTCAAGGTTTCGTCGATACACAGCTAACGAGTCTGAGACCGGAATCACACTACTACATCATGGCGTCGAGTATTGATAAAGCCAATACGATCTCGAACACTCAGGTAGAAAAACGATTGTTTATGAATAGGGTTATCTTTGGAAATAGGATAACAGATGGCGATGTTCGCTATATGTTCTATAAAAATAACTGGACATCTGGCATAGTATATGACGACTTTGATGATATGGAAGATGTCACCACATCGAATACGGTTGTAACCGTTCCTGATATTGAAGGCAACTATACAGTTTTTAAGTGTATAGAGAATAACTACGATAGACCTTCTACGATAACTCCAGTGTTTAGTGGTATCGTATCATCTTCGGACGAGTTTATCGTTACAGCAGACGGCTATGTGTGGAAGTATCTATTTTACGTCACGGCTTCTGATGCCACGATCTATCAAACGTCGGACAGCTTACCTCTTCCTTATCCTGCATACGGAGACGTTAATGTAATTTCTGCTGCAAGAGAGACTGTTTCGCAGATTATAATCGAATCTACGCCTATCAATCAGTTCAGTGCATATCTATTCGGTCCTAATGGCAGCAATACCAATGCGTCCGATGTTACAGTATTCTCTCAATCTCAGAGTGGGACAACAAAGAACGTTGTTGTTGATATAACACCAAAGGTTGGCTTTTCCTTATACTCGACAGATGATGCGTACGCTAATATGTATCTAAAGATATCGGAGTCTGGAGAACTGTATAATGTCGTTGCATCTTCGTATGCTTCTGCTACACAGATCAGACTCACGATAACGACTGAGACTGATATTCCACAGAACACATTATGCCAGTTACTTCCTAAGATTATAGTCAGTGAGAGCACTCTTACCGGATCTCCTTGTCTAGCTCACGGTATTCTTGATCAGTTCGGGACACTAGTTAGAATCGGTTTCAGATCAAAAGGCACCGAGTATAAGATAGCTAAAGCCCAAGTTGCTTATCCAAAAGGTCTTACTACAACATCACCTACTGTTCTACGGTGCGTTGTATCGCCAAGAGGTGGGCATGGCTCTGAGCCAGTTCACGAGATGGCCATGAGTAGACTTGTGATCATCACAAACTTTTCGGGCGTCGAGGGTATTATACCTGACGCAAACTCGTACACTAAAGTCGGTCTAGTGAAGAATCCAGAATTTAGTGATGCTGTGTTCGTTGACTCATTCGATAACAGAGCTTCGATGACCATAGCTGGGGATGTAACGGGTACTGCTTTAGCAGGACATGTTATTCAGCAGTATCTCAAAGATTCCTCTGTCACTACTTTGTACCCAGGCAACTCGTATGTAATAACGGATTTTGGTACAACTACACAGTCACTATGGAACATTGCTGCCGGTACGTCTGGGGTTGTTTATAAGCTAGGAGACGCATTCGTTGCAGTATCTGTGACATCTGGCACTGGTGTTGTGAGTCATTATAAATTTGCTCCTACAGCTGGCGATGTCATTGATGAAGGCGATGAGGTCATAACTGCTAAAATACACCAAAGTGTGTATGATTCTGGTTTGAACTCGACCACAATCTATATGGTAGACTACGTGGGTGCATTTGAGAATAAGTTTCAAAATGGCACTATCTACATCAGAACCAGCTTGACTGCCACTAGTGCTTATACATTGAGTATAAATAATGCTAGTACCGATGTAGTTTATGGAAAATACGTAGCCTATACCGGAGATCTACTTCATTACATTGATTTTGATCCTATCACCAGACAAATAGATCGCAAAGAAAAGATAAAATTTATCTTTGACTTTTAAACTGTTAAGGAAAGAGTATAATACATGGGCATTAATACAGACTTAAACGTTGATCCGTACTATGATGACTTTAGCGAGGCAAAACAGTTTAACCGCATTCTGTTTAAGCCCGCCAAGGCAGTACAAGCACGAGAACTGACGCAATTGCAGACGATCCTCCAACAACAGGTAGAACGTTTTGGTGCGAACATCTATAAAGAAGGTACCATCATTAGTGGTATCAACCTTACTGCTCGTGACGATCTTTTCTTTGTAAAATTAAACGATCAAGCTGGATTTGTGAATCCAGCCGTCTATGATCAAGTGACTACAGTTGAAGGTGTTATAACCTCATATACGATCACTGGTCAGACTTCAGGTCTAGTCGCAGAAGTAGTCAAGGGTCAGAATGGCTTCCAAACTCAGAATCCTGATCTAAAAACATTCTACATCAAGTATTTGACCTCGACTCAAGACGGTGACAATGATGTTAAACAGTTTCAGTCAGGCGAGTCACTCGTTGTAACTGATTCATTAGGCGCACAAGTAATCACCGTCACGGCAGCGACTGTTGCTAGTCACGTTGGTCGATCCTTTGGCGTATCTTGTGAAGCTGGAGTTGTCTTCCAAAAAGGACACTTCATATTCGTCGAGAAGCAGTTCATTATTGCATCAAAATACTCTAACATTCCGGGCACAGTGTCAGTTGGTTTTGCGGTAAAAGAGAACCTAATTACATCGAATGGCGATTCTACGTTACTTGATAACGCATCTGGTTTCAACAACGAGAATGCTCCAGGCGCTGATAGACTTCAGTTGGTCCCAACACTCGTATCCTACTCGACTGCAACAGAGCCAACAGAGTTCTTCGCACTCATTCGATATGTAGATGGCAGCCCAGTTCGTATTCGTGATCGTACCGAGTTCAATTCTATCAACTCCGAACTCGCTCGTCGCACATACGAAGAATCTGGCAACTACGTAACTCGTGGACTTAATGTCACACTCGAGCAGACTGGTCTGGATGCATATGCTGTAGTATCTCCTGGTAAAGCGTACGTATTTGGTAACGAGATCGTTAACGTTTCAAGCAAGCGTCTATTGATCGATCCTACAACTCTTACGCAGACGAAGACTAACCAGTTCACTGGCGTATCTTATGGTCAGTACTATACGTATGATCACACAACTGGTCAGGCATTGGATAACTTTGCAATTGACGGCAGCCGAGTGTCTATCTATAATGGCGCTACCGTAGTTGGAACATGCTCCATAGCAAACGTAATTCCCGGCAAACTCTTTGTATATGCAATCGATCGTGTTGCCGGACAAGAGAACGCTACACCAACTAAGATCTCTAATACTCCACTGACCAACACTGGTGTATTATACGGCGCTAACGGTGCAGGTAAGATCTTCGATGCAGGTAAATCAAGTCTATCATCAATCTCTGCTGTATCATTCGTACAACGAAAGCGCATTGCCGTAGCATCTCCTTCAGCAACTTTGACTATATCGCCTACCTCTAACGAGCAGCCATTGACATCAAACATATTCGCCGTAGACGCAGTAAATAATGTTATTGCATGTACAGCGACAGTATCCGCTGGTATAGTAACCATAACTCTCGAAGCTAGCGACCCAGCATTCTTGTACTATGATGCGATCGTCACTAATACTCAGCAAGATGCACTGGAAGAGATTGACGTTTACGTGAAAGCAGTGTACGCTGACGGTAAAGTGACGACTGGTCTGCCTAACGTTGTACAGATTCTTGAGGTAGTAGATGACTTTGGAAGTGTTGATGCTATCGACGTTACCGGTAAGTTCAGACTTGTCACGAATCAGAAAGATCATTTCTATGACATTTCTCACCTAACAGTGAAGACAGGCGAGACCCTCGAGAACTCAAATCTTCTGATGAAAGTTAAGGTTCTGCGCCGAACGTCTACCATTGGTAGTGGATATTTGACTGTAGACAGCTATAATAACGTAACATCTAAGACGCTGATTAAGTTGTATTATGGTAAAAATGGTGTTGAATATAACCTGTTGAACGCATATGACTTTAGACAGTACGTCACTCCGGTTGTTACATACTCAACAAGTTCAGCTGGTGCGCCGACGGCAACGGTGGTATCTAAAACTATCATATCTGGTGTATCTCCATCAATCGATAGCAGCATATCATCAACTCAGTCATATTATATGGCCAGAATCGATAGCTTAGTGGTTGACGAGTTTGGGGTGTTCTCTATATACAAGGGTGGTGAGGCAGAAGCTCCAAGAAGACCTTCTATTGCTGGATTGTACGCAATCAACCACATACTAGTTCCTGGAGATCAGGCAAATAACTTAACGAAGATCTCTGGTAATAACTCTATACAGATTCAAGACGTTTCTAATAAGACGTATACGATGGATGACATCGGAAAAATTGAACGAAAGATTGATCGGCTCACTGATCTAGTGGCTCTTAACGTACTAGAGAAAGAAGCTAATGATATCTTCATTCCAGATGCATCAGGCATCAATCGATTCAAGAATGGTATCCTGGTAGATGGATTCAAAGGACTCCAGATAGGTGATGTATCTGATCCTGCTTTTAAAGCTGGTGTAGATAAGTCTAGAACCGTTGCAACTCCTGCGGTAACGCAATACCAAGTTGATATGAAGATTGCGTCATCTGTTGGCGCTAACGTATTTCAAGATGTCGCAACTCTGGCCGATGTAGGAACACGAGTAGCATCTATTCGTCAACCGTATGCCACTACCTTCAGAAACTGTGTATCTAGTTTCTATAGCTATCAAGGCAGATCAAACTTGCATCCTCCATTCGATGCTGGTTACAATATGATCACGAACCCAGAAGTCGAGTTCGAAGTTGATTTTGCCGAATCTCTTCTGGATCTGGTTGATAACATCCAAGAGATGATGCCACTCACTCGAGAAGATGCGGACACGTCCGAGTCTAACGGATTTGTTGGTATTGGATCTGGTCAGGCGCAGCGAGATTATATCACGTCTCATGCACAAACAGCCGATATATCAGCCGTAAACAGTAAGTTCTCTACACCTGTAGGCAACTTCGTCACTGATATCAACACTAAGCCTTATGTTCAGGCTAGAGAAGTTAAGGTACTTGTGACCGGTCTTAGACCAAATACACGTCACTACTTCTACTTCCAACAAGCAGCTGTTGATACCCATGTGTATCCTGGTACAATTAACTCTACTACTGAGTATAACGTCTCCGCAGTTCAGATTAGTGGAACCAAAGGTGGTGCAGTTCGTACAGATTCAGAAGGAACACTCAGTGCAGTCTTTAAGATTCCGGCTGATACGTTCTTTGTTGGTGAAAATGTATTAGAGATGGTTGACGTAAACGTCTATGCTAATATAGAGTCAACCAAGACTTCGTACTCAAAAGCAACTTACCGAGCGTTTAACTTCGATATCGGTAAGTCCGAATTGAACTATACGACTCGTACCGGCGATATCGATGTGTCTGATACTGTTGTGCAACGCCAGTTTACTCGGGCAGCTCCAACAGATCCTATCGCTCAAACGTTTAAAATACGAACAGCTCAGGCAGCTGGCGCAAGTACTGTGATGCTTAGTGAGATTGAAGTATACTTCAAAACTAAGAGCATTGCGACTGGCGTTACAATAGAGCTTCGTGAAGTTGTAAATGGGTACCCAGCAAAATCTATACTTCCTTTTGCTAGAAAACATCTACGTTCAAGCCAAGTTAATGTATCAACTACTGCTGCAATAGCTACTACGTTTGAATTTAAGAACCCAGTTAAACTTAATGTAGAGAAAGAGTACTGCTTCGTTGTTATTCCTGATGCAAACTCTCCTGACTATTTGATCTGGACTTCAAAGGTTGGTGGCACTGATGTCGCAACTGGAGTATCAATCACTAACGATTGGGGTGACGGAATTCTGTTTACCTCAACTAACGATAGTGCTTGGAAGTCCTACCAAGATGAGGATATCAAGTTCTCGGTGAAGCGTTATGATTTCCAAACAACCGGTGGATATATAAACCTTGTTCCGAATGATGTTGAGTTTCTGACTGTACGTGGAACAACCAATAACTTCGTTAACGACGAACTGGCTTTTATCAAAAAGTCAACTTCATATACGGCTGCTATTACCGGTGACACGCTACAGACAATAACAATTGCTGGCACTACACTATTCGCACAAAACGATTACGTCTACATAGAATCTGGTGCAAATACGTTCTTGTCTAAGATATCTGTTGTTACTACGACTGTTGTCAGTGAAGTCACAACAACGACTTTAACCATAGAGACTCCTTATAACTCAACGACAACTTCGTCCGCAACGGCGTACATATGTGTTGCTGGTAGAGTGTCGCACTTCGATAACAAGAAGCCTGATCGATTGTTCCTAAAAGCAAGTTCTGCAACAGCAACCAACTTTGTGGATGATAATGCGTCAACTACTATGGGATCTCTTATCATAGGCGACACATACACGATCACGAACTTAGGCGAAGTCACGACAATTGCTAACTGGAATGATGCTGGCGCAACTGGTACTCCGTACGTTGGACAACAGTTTGTTGCAATTTCTGTAGGAGTGGCAAGTGACGGTACGGCAAGAGACAATTCTCAAGTCATTACTGGTTACGATAGCGGCGCATCTGCGACGATAACTACTGTTGATAATGAGCCACTCTCATACTTCCAACCACAGATACTGGCCAATAATTCAATCAGAACATCAACAGATCTAACTCTGTATAATGGTGAAGATGTTGATAAGACTATTCCTGCGAACGGAAACGTCTATATGTTGAACAGTAATCGTATTATGAACAGTAAGAGTCGTATCGTAAATACAGGCGATGCATCTTCTGAAGACTTCATTATTCGGGTTACGATGTCAAACGGTGGATATAAGACAGCTTCTCCTATACTTGATGCAGACTTATCAATTCTAAACGTATATCAGTACCAAATAACATCAAGTGTTGATACTTCATCTAGCTGGATCTCTAAGGAGATTGTCTTACAGGAGCAGTTGGATGCGAATGGTCTGAAGGTGTTCATGAGTGCATATCGACCTGCTGGAACGATCGTTGATGCTTATGTTAGATTCACGTACCCAACAAACGTCGAAGTTCAAAGTGATTGGATATTGATAGATAACCAAAATCCAGATCTATACTCAAACACTGCGAA